CGCCAAGCCCGACAACCACGGAAATGTGGTCCCATCGCCTGGATTAACTGAATAGCGGAGAGGTGTGTGCTTAATAAAACCAAGCCCAGTAAGGCTCGGCTTCTCAAACTCTGCGTTCTCAACGTCAATTGGGTTAATGTATTCACGATGCTTAACCCTAAGCATGCCGTCACTTCCTTGTACGCGAGGACGGCGTGTCGCGGTTTGTTTTGTGTTTGAAATAAATTTAGGAAAGCCTTAATTTAAGCTGAGTGGATGCTTCAGTCCACAAAGCCGATCGCCCTCTAGTTCTCACCTACTGGGTGTTCATCACACCTACGGGCACGAGGACTAGCAACCTGTTCTAAATAGAACTCCCATTACTCACAAAGCGTTACCTGGAAGACTAAGGACTCATTGTCTTCCCGGTCCGTAACCAGAGTGAGCATTTCCAATCCTGGCGGGCGCAGTATGTACGTCTTCCTTACGGCTTAAAGTGGTGTATCTGCCTGTTCCCCCATCGCAACGGTTTGTTCAGGATCATACGACCATGTGACCTCCCCTTTTATTGGAGGCGACCACTGCAGCTTCATTTTGTCATCAAAATAACATTCCAATGCCACTTGTTCATCTGGTGTTATATCAAACGCATGGTAAAAACTTATGCGTGACTTCCAACTGATGTCCAAGTTTTGGTACTCCATACCAGCAGTAAGATCACTCCTAAACTTGTAGTAGTAATCGTCCTTATCTGGTATCCAAGGGTAGCTGCTGCGTGCTATCCACTTGTAGAAGCTCTTGAAAATTGGTACTCCATCCGACCCTGACAATCCACATCCTGCCACTGCTCCCATCCACTTGTGATAGACTTTGCGCGAAGCAAGATGCTTAGTTGTAACTAGGTCAGAATAAAGGCGCTTGGTAGGTCTGGGTATCAACCTATACTTATCATTGATGCACACTGGTCTAGCTTGGCAAAATTCAATTTGCTCCAGCTGAGTGTATATCCCGTCATAACACATGGTGATGCCCATACGCTTAAACCAATATTCCAATCCTTCCCTAAACTGCTTGACATGTTGTGATTCCATAATTATCACACAATCATCCCCATCATTGAGCATTTTGGCCTTTCCTTCGAGGCCCACGTGTTTCATGTAACTATTCATTAAACAGCACATGATAATCACGTTACCCAAGCTCGTGTTCATATCGCCTGACATTCGGTTCCCTATCACTTGGTACTTGATAGAACCCCCGTGTTTGTCATAATATCTCCCCACGTTTACCATCTGATGTCGTAACAAATAATTCAGAGTTGGCATTAAGTCACCCACTCCCGTAGACGCTGCTCTGTAAAAATCATGTTCGATATTCAATAGTAATGGATTTATGTGTTGGTCAAATCTCGACGCATCAAGACCAATTGCAACTGGGTCATCGTAGCTATTCCACATGTCATGGATCACACTTCCTCGTGTATCCATGCTCATTCCCTTTGCCACTGTCCTGTGGTCTCCAACTGGATCAAAGATCCTGTCAATATATCCAAACAATCTATGTTCCAAATGCTTGATATACCTACCCATCATGACATTATACCTGGGTGATCGTGGTTGAATCGCTCTTGGAGCCCCGCCGGGTTTCCTGTATTCGTCCTTCGTAAATGTCTTCACCCTACAGTCCGCATCACTTAACAACTTCTTGTCAAGTGACTCTACCGCTTGCTGGTAAACTTTGAGCTTTGTTCCACCGTAACATGCCAGAAATTCATCGGTTGTTAACGGGC